AGATATCCATGACAGATAAATCAGTGTTAATATGGATTAATGAGATTTTGGGGGTAGGAACAGTTGGTCCAAAGAGATATAAAACAAAATATACTCTTGGTTGGAAGAAACAATGGCGTTGGCGTTGTAGTCACAGAGACGCTTATCTTGTCTGTTGTGCCTTATTTCCATATGCTCATGTTAAGTTAGATAAGATACAAAAGATAATTGATCATTATGCGTCTAGGAAATTAAAGATATTTAATAATAAGGTAGTCTCATTAGATGAATACAGGGAGGCAATGAGTTTAGAATGAGTTTTTATCACGGACTAGGTATGTTTTTCTTTGGTATGTGTGCTTTTATCATTGGTGCGATAATCGCATATCATGTAATAAATAGGTATATTGACGATGATGAAATGGAATAAATTATATAACTATCCTAAAACTGTACGATCTAGTGTGGATGGTACGAGGAAATATGAGATAGGTAACGAGAAGTTACCATCTGTTACAACCATCTTATCCGGAACGCAGAGCGAGGAAAAAGCTGAGAGTTTGGCCCGTTGGAAGCAACGGGTGGGTGAGGTTGAAGCGGATAAAATCAAGAATACTGCAGCGTTAAGAGGGACAGCAATGCATACCTATTTAGAGCATTATGTTAAGGGGGGTA